GTGTTGGGGGGGGGGTGGGGGGGGGGGGGGGGGGGGGGGGCCCCCCGCGGGGGGGGGGGGGGTCATTGAGCAACCCAGTCATACGAAAGTGAACCAGTTGCAGTCCATGTCGTGCCGTCATACGGCAGCGCGTAGATTCTGAATCTTGTTTGATCTATTGCTACCGCTGTATCAATGCCAAGGATTGGAAACTTTCCACCTTGGTTGAATGGCCTGCGTAGAGTAACTGTAACCTTTGGCACATAAGGGAATCTTTTTGCAAAGTCTACAGTATCTATCCCATCTGCAAGTCCTGAACCAACAACGATAGTGCTGCTGCCGGACTGCACCTCCATGCCGGTATTTCGCACACCGCTTGTGGTTAGTGCCAAAAATGCAAGGTGCGTAGCGTCAATTCCTTGGAACGTGCTCCTACCAAAATCAATATCTAATCCTGTTTTTCCTAATTCAATTCGGACGGCGTTTTCTGCAACATTAGTTCCAAGTGATCCGTTCTCGTATCTAAAAGTATTGTTTCCAATGTATCCGCGGCAATCATTTGCCAACACCCTGATGCAGCTTGGTGCTGTCGCGGCATTATCAAACGGATCGACCATGACATTACCGATAATGTTAAGGCCGATATTTGGTCCGTTTAAACTGATGCAATTAACGCGACTTTCTTTAATGACGTTTCCGGTTACTGTTATATCTTTTGTGTACTGTAGTTGAACTGCACCAATGCTTGAGTCTCCTGGTGCCCCAAAGCCAAGAATAGTATTGTTGGAAATAACACAATCTCTTGCATGTTCAACTAGCACACCCGCGTTGTTTGCGCCGTTGACTAAAATTCCATACCCAACTGTTCCAGCTAATGTGTTGCTTGATACAACGCATCGAAGCGGACCAAGTTGCTGCCCAAGAGCGCCGATCACTGAGCTTGTAACAACAATCCCATACTGGCATCCGCTGATGATGTTTCCATCAATTAGAAAATCAATACCTGCGTGAGTGTTGATTGCGTGGCCGCTGGGCCCACCTGACAAAACTACGTTTTTAACAATGTTATTCGTTATAACGCAACGATACGAACGCGGATCAGATGTTTCTGACAGACCATTTTCTCTGTCAATGAAGATACCGTAAACGTCCCCAGCAGGTCCTGATCCAGGCGTAACGTCTTCAATTGTGTTTCCATCGACAATGATGTCTTCACAAGAAACGCCAGCAATAGCTGCGTACCCGATGTTAGAAATGCGATTGTTTCGAATCTCCGCTTTTTTCACATACGCAAGTTGCACACCATCAAACCCAAAGTTTCTGATTACGCAGTTTTCAACCTTAGGGCCGGTGATGTATGTTGGCGCTGCTGGGTGATTGTTGACTCCATCAGCTTTGATGCCAATTGATGCAGCGTTATAAACGCCGGCAGCAACTGAACCAATTAGCGTGGTGTTGCTGATACCGCCACCATTTGCAAAGTCCAGCAACACGAAAGCCGATGCTGCTTGCAAGGTGGCACCATTACCTGCGAGCTGGACGTTCGCCGGCACTGTCAACATTGAACTGACCAAATGGGTGCCGCCATTGCTTAGTTCCACGACACGAGCGCCGCTGTCCAACGCCGCCTGAATCGCCACCGTATCGTCAGCAACCCCATCCCCAACCGCACCAAAATCCTTGACACTAACCACATCCCTCAACTTCGACTGCACAGTCCGCTGCACGGCACCGGAGCCAGCTTGGAGGAAATACTGGTTGTCGGAAGAATCCTCAAACGGCAGATTCGGTGCGGAGAACACCGTGAAGCCGTTGCGGTTGCGCACCAGAATGGAATAGTCGGCGTTCACGAACACATTGCTGCGCGTGCTGCCGTTCATTGGGTAGCCGCCCACCGTCACCACGGGCTGCGTCACAGGCTGCGTGCCTGCGGCATCCCAGTAAACCGTGATCGGGTTTGCGATGGGATCGAGGTTGGGCTGGCCGAAAAACACCTGGCCGTCCAACGGCTTGCCGTTGATGTCGGTGAACAGGCCTACGGGTTTGGTGGTGGTGAATGGCATGTCAGCAGTTCCAGGCTTTGAGCGCAAGCGCCTTGCGGGTCGGGCGCCCCTTCTCGTCCTTCATCGGTCCGGGCATTCCGCCCATGCGGGCGCAAAACGACTTCCGCCGAGCCGCGTCTTTCTCGGTCTTCGGGTTCGGTGCCGGCGGCTTGAGGTTCATGCCCTGCGCCTTGGCAGACGCGCGGCCCTTGGCGTTGAGGCCGCCTTTCGGGTTCTGGCCTTCTTTGCGCTGCCATGCCGGCGTCTTAGCCATCAGGAAATCCTGTACCACGAGTTCGTGGCCTGGTAGAACCGCATGCGGAAAAAGTCCTCGGCCGCCAACGTGGTCGGGTCGCCGTATGCCGCCGCAGCGCCGTTCAGGCCGAGCGCAAACGCCGTGATCTGCTGCGTGGTGGTGATCAGCACCTCGGTGCCGTCAGGCGTGCTGGTGTTCAGCGGCAGCGTTACCGTGCCCGCGGCTAGCGTGCCAGCAGGCTGCAGCAAAATCCACTGCTGCTGCGCCACGGGCGTGGGGGCGGCGATGTTAAAGCCAGTGGCCGGCGTGTACAGATTGGTCGCCAGCGTGGGCGCGGCGAACTGCTGCTGGAAGTACGCCAGCAGGGCCGACAGAGGCAGGCGCCGCGAATCGCCATTGTTGGGCGACCACACGGGAATCTGGTCACCGCTGTTGGGCAGGTCGAGCAGCGGAAGCTGGTTGATCGTTGCCATGCTGGCCTCAGTAGAGTTCGAGCAGACCGTCGCCGCCGACCGTTACGCGGTCCACGGGTGCCGGCAGGAATGGGTCGTCGTACACGCGCCACGGCTTGTTGCCGGCGCCTGCGGGCAGCGTGCCCGGGAACTGCTGCTCAGGCGGCATGGCCGCGCGCGACAGCAGCGTGTTGTAGCCTTGCTTGGCCACCGCCAGCGTCTGCGGCATGATGCCCTTGCCGTAGCCGGCAGCAATACGCATGCCAAGGTTCGTGATGATCGCCTCGTTGGCGCTGTCGGGCACCTCTGACGGGGCGTTGATGTCGCTGTTCTGCGGGGAGCCCGGCAGCGGATAGCCGAGCCGGATGCCCTTGGCGTTCCACTCGGCCATCATGGCATCGAGCCGGCGCAGCGCGGACTCCAGTTGCTGCGGCTGCAGGTCGAAGACGTAGGCCGCCAGGCCCACCTCTTCGAAGGCAGCCTCCACGAATTGACGCTTGCTGTAGCCCATTACAGCGGCTCCTTCATGGCAGCATTGATGCGCCGCAGCAGCGTGCCGTCAGAGGTGCGGCCGTCGAACTTCACGCCGAGTTCGCGGGCTTTCTGCTCGAGTTCGGCCCGAGTCGGCGGGGCGTCGTCATCGGGCTCAGGAGCCTCCGAAATCGGCGCGGCGGGCGCAGATACCTCCTCGGCCGAAAGAATCGCTCCTGCGGGCTTCTGAGGGGCTTGGAAGCGAAGCCACGGTTTGAGCTTTGCCACGCGCTTGGCCTGCGCCTTGTTCAAGCCGGCCATGAACGCGGGCTCACCCGCTGCGGCAATAGCCTCCAGCGGCGTGGCGTGGTAGTCCTGCGCCAGGTGCGCGTCGTACTCCTCGATGGAGTTGACGACCACGTAGCCGTACCGGCCGCCGCTGCTGTGACGGTACGTGCCGGGTGCGTGGTAGACGAAGCGCGGGAATTCCATGCGTCAGGCTTTCTTGCGGGGCTTGGCAGTCTTGGCCGATTCGCGGAATGCCTCGGCCGTCGGCGCGCCCTTGGTGCCGGGCTTGCGCATTCTCTCACCACTGCCGGCAGCGATGCGCTCCCGCTTGGCGTTGATGTTGGCGTAAAGGCCGGGTTTCGCTTTCACTTCATGCCCCGCTTCATCGGCGCAGGCCCCGGGCCTTTGCTCGGCTTGCCGGCCTTCTTGGCGGCGGTGCGGGCGGTGTTCAGCGCCACGGCCACGGCCTGCTTCTGCGGCATTCCGGCCTTCATCTCCTTGGAGATGTTCGAGCTGATCGACTTCTGGGAGTAGCCCTTCTTCAGCGGCATGTCAGTGCTCCTGTGAAAACGCGGGCGGTAGTCCGCGACCGCCGCCCGCGTTGCTGCTTACGCTTGCCGTCAGCCGATGCGATACGTCACGAACGTGTCGGCGGCCGTCTTGCGGGTGCGGAAGATCGCGCTGGTGCTGATGGCGATCACCGCGGGGCCGCTGACGTTGTTGCCAGACGCAGCGTTGGCGATGGTCACCGTGTCGCCGGCGCCAGAGGCGTTGTTGATCACCACCCAGTCGAAATACTCGTTGACGTCGAACTGGCTGGCGAGTTCCATGTCCGCGCCGTTGGGCAGCGTCAGCGTGATGGTCGCGCCCGTGGCGTGGGTGCTGGTCACGATGCCGGACATCACCTGGGCGGTGGTGAGCGTGGCCGTCGTGTTCTGCGAGGTCGGTGCGCCCTGGTTGGCGACACCGGCAACGACCGGCGCAACGCCGACCTGGTACTCGACTTCCGCGGGGCCAGCCTCGACGATGAGGGTGGTCGCGGCGGTGTACGGACCAAGCACCGTGTAGCCGGTGAACGTGGCCTCCAGATCGTTCTGGCTCGGGTAGTTGGGGTAACCGACAACCTCGAAAACCTGGGTTTCGGTGATGCTGTAGAGCGCGATGCTCTCGTTGGCCGGGATGCTGACCTGAGCGGTCCCCTGCGGCGCGACGAACGTATTGGACATGATGGTGTGCTCCTGGATCTGGTTGCAACGCGGGCCGGTGTTACCCGGCCCGCAACGTCATCAGGGTTGGCCGAACAGCAGGATGCCGGACATCTCGGGCTGCTTGTTGACCACGCCGAACAGAGTGTCGAGGCGATACTTCGTCTTCATGGTGTTGACGTCGTACTGCTTCTGCATCACCAGTTCGATGCCTTGGTCGGTCGAAGCCCGCATCACGGCGGCTCCGGCATCCGTGGGAACCGCATAGCGGCCCGGCAGGATTTCCAGCGCGTCCTTCTGCCAGAAGCAGTTGATCGGAGCGGCGTTAACGTTCAGCCGGTCCACCGTAGCGGCGGCGTTCGGCGTCACGACGACGTTCTGGTACTGCGCTTCGGCGTCGGTGTTACCCTGGTTGCTGATGATCGGGGGCGTGATCACCATCTGGGTGCCGTTCACCACCGAGACAACGCGGAAGGACTTGAGTTCGCCCGTGTCGCTCTTGGTGATGTGATGCACCGCGTTCACCCCGCCGATGGTGATGGCATCACCGGCGCGGTAGTTCGTGGTGTCCACGACCGTGATGGTTTGGAAGCGGTTGTCCACGTTGGACGTCTCGCCCGTGACCGCAACGCTGGTGGCCACCGGCACCCAGAAGTTGCCCGCACCGGCCAGCGTGGACATCGTGGTGTCGCCGGCCGCGCCCGCGCCGCGGATGCGGTTGGCGTAGTCGAACTTGTAGGTGTCGAACCCAGCCACCGTGCCCACGAAGCCACGACGCAGGGCCTCGTCGGAGATGCGATTGCCGAACGAACGGGTCGCCACCGCCAGGTTGCCGGCCATGCCGTTGTAGTCCCGCGAGGACAGCGCCATGTAGCGGTCGAACTGCTGGACGCCCTGCTCGTTCATGATCGTGTCGCAGGCGGCCACGTCGTCGTAGTCGCCAGCAGCGCCGGTGCGCGTGATGACCAGCGAGCCGAGGTTCGCAGCGGCGTTCATGATCGCCAGGTTGATGTCCGAGGCGAGCTTCTGGCGGGCGGCGTCGCCGAGGCGGCCTTCCTGCAGCGCATCGCGCAGTTCCAGCGCGTCCATGATCCACGGCACCGAACGCTGAAAGCCCAGCGTGGCCGGCACGGAAAGCTGCGTGTACTCGCTGAAGTTCAGCGTCTGGTCCATGCCGCTGAACGATTGCGCGATGTACGGCTGCGGACGCCAGATGACGTTGTTCGTGCGCTCCATCATCGAGCCGTCAGTGCGGTACATCGAGACGTTGCGCGACAGCACGAGCGCGTCGTTGAAGCCTTCGAGGAGGTCTTCGAACGCGACGCGCTCTTCCTTGGAAAACGAGTTGGCCATTTGTGGCTCCTGAAAACGGATTGAGTGACTTGGTACGGCTTGCGCCGCGCTTTGCTACTCAACCCGTTGGAGCCGGTCGGCCGCTCTTGTGTGGTTCGCTACTGCCCGTAAGGTGGGCGAATCCTGCGATTGGCGGAAATGTACCACATTTCGCCGTCAGTGCAATACCGTCAGGATGATTGCTTGCGCCGAAGCTGCTGTTTGTATTGCACCACCTTCGAGTAATTGCCCGTGCGCTCGGCCTCTGCCCGCAGGCGCTCCAGCGTGGAATCGTTGGCCGATGCCGGCGCACCGCTGCGAATGGTGGATTCCGGTGCCGGGGGTTTGCGGTTGGTGACCTTCATGTCCTTCTCCAGTTTGGCCACGGCGAAAGCGAATTTCACCGGGTCTTGAATGGCGCCTAGTTCCTTGGCTTTCTTGGGGTTGCGGCCGAGCGCATACACCACCAGCGCAGGGTTTTCCGCGCCTTGCAGAATCACGCCCTGCTGCACGGTGTTCAGCGCCTGCTGGACGATGGCCTCAGCGTCGTCGTAGTCCTTGACCTTGAGTTCGGTTTTGGCCTTGGCGTAGCCCTCCAGCTTCTCCTGCCACGCGCGGGTGTGTTGTTCCTGCATTTCGCGCGCCTGGCGCTCCTGCGCCTCGACTTCGCGCTTGCGGGCGTACCAGGCCTCGAGTTGCTGCTCGTAGCGCGCCGTGTCGTAGTCCGCCGATTCCAGCGTGGGCTTGGCCCCCAGCGTTACCTGCTGGGCGGGCGCGGCGGTCTGGAGCTTGGCCTGCAGTTCGCGGTTCTGCTTCTGCAGTTCGCGGTGCTGGCGGCGCAGTTCGCGCACCCACTCGGGCGCACGCTCCTGTTGCTCGGGTTCCTCGTCGCCAATCTGGACGACGATTTCCTCCTCTGCTGGCTGCTCTTCTTCTGCGGCCGGCGCCTCGGGCTCGGGCGTCTGCTCGGGCTCGGGCGCGTCCTCGACGGGCTGCTCCAGTTCTGCGGTGTCGGTATCTGCCATGTGCTCTCCACTCACGCATTGACGGCTGCGCGGTTGCCGGTGGCGCGGGTGCGCCGGATCAGGGGCCGCCGATGCCGATGGAGCCGTCAGGGCCAACGTCCGAGATGGCCGACGTATCGCCGGGGCCGACAGATGTGACGCCGATGTCGGCGGTGGCCGGTGCTGCCGACACTGCAGGCCCGGT